TCGACCTTGTATAAACTGACACTCAAATGATCAGAATCTTTGCAGGCTACGACCCTCGGGAGGCTATTGGGTATCATGTTTTTACCCAATCCTTGATCGAGCGCACCTCAGAGGCGGTGGCGATCACTCCCTTTTTTGGCAAGCAAAGAGACGGGTCAAACACATTTATTTACCAAAGATTCCTAGTGCCTTACTTCACAGGATTTAGAGGTAGAGCAATATTCATGGACGCAAGCGATATGCTGATGCTTGCCGATATAGCCGAACTAGACAAGTTATTTGACCCAACCAAGGCGGTACAAGTAGTTAAGCACAATTACTTTACCAAGCACAGAAGGAAATACATTGGCACAGCGATGGAGACCAAGAACGAGAACTATCCGAGAAAGAACTGGTCGAGCCTGATACTGTGGAACTGTGAGCATCCTGACAATAGGGTGTTAGACCCTGACTTTGTAGATGACCATACAGGAAGTGAATTACATCGGTTCGAGTGGCTTAAAGACGATCAGATTGGTGAGTTACCAAAGGAATGGAATGTATTGGTGGGTGAAGACGATCAAGAAGCAAAGATCGCGCATTACACTTTAGGCATCCCAGAGTTTGAGCATTACAAGAACTGCGCGTATTCTCAGGAATGGCACAAAACCAAGTCAAGGATGCTTAACGGGCTGATCAACATGAAGGAAAACGCTCATGCCTGATTACAGAGCATTAGCCCAAGCCTTGGGTACATCGCAACCAACCCCACAAGAGATCGAGCGCATGGTGGCAGAGCAAAGCCCTGCCTTTGGTGTATTCCCGCAGATGAAACCCTATCGGTCTCAGCAAGACATAACGGCAAGTGCCAATGTGCCTGTGGATGTGCTAAGAGGGCGTATTGCTGGCACACGGGGTTTATTTGGCGATGTAGTGAACCAACCAATACCAATGGTCAGACCGCTACAACTTCTTAGCCAAGCGTTTACAGGACAGCAAAAGTATCCTGATACGGAACATTATTTAGAAACAATGCCATTGAAGTCAAACACACCAATTGGTGATGTTGCGGGAAGGATAGGCAGCTTTGCGCCAATCAACCCAATGCCTGCGGTAAAAGGCTACCTCAGTTTATTGGGTAACGAGATCAACGCAGGAATGACAGGGCAGCCGACCAGATCAATCATTGGTCAAATTACGCCAAAGCCATTGCAGCTTGATGTTTACCACGGCACACCGCACAGTTTTGAGCGATTTGATGCGTCTAAGATTGGCACAGGAGAGGGCGCACAAGCCTATGGTTATGGAATTTATGTTGCTGAAAACCCAAAAGTAGCAACAGAATATAGAAACACATTAAGTGGTAATCGAAATTTAGATAAATTTGTTACTACTGTTGATGGAAACCCAATAGAAAGCCCAGTTTTAAAGGTAATAGTAAATAAAGGCGGTAATCCTCAAAAGTTCATTGAAGATATGCAACCAAAGTTAAAATCCCTCGAAAACAAAATGCTTTCTGCAAGCAAAGAAGAAGTGTTGCCTGGCGTTTCTGATTACGACATGGCTAAGATGGACTTAGATCGTCATACGCAAATGGTTAATGAAGCCGCTAGTTACATTGGCAAAAAAATTAAAAATGAGCCTTTAGGTAATTTGTATAAGGCTGATTTGCCAGATGAAATGATACCCAAGATGATAGATTGGGATAAGCCTTTAAGCGAACAAAGTCCCGAAGTGCAAAAAATCTTGTACCCATATCAAAAAGAAATCGGCACAAGTTTTGGAACTGGCGAACAAATACTTAAAGAAATAGCATTTGAACGAAGGATGAAGGGGCTTGATGACTCTCCACCCGCAGTAGCCCAACAACTTAAAGACATGGGCATTATGGGCGTTAAATACTTGGATGAGGCAAGCAGAGGCACAAAATATCGTGGGGATTCAGCATTCTTTCACGCAGCCACAGACTTTAAGAACAACGACTATTCCCTTGATGACGCACTAGATGGCATGAAGAAGGCATACAAGAACGCTACCGAGCAAGAATTAAGAGATGCGCTAGATGCTGTTTACACACCAAAGACAAGTAACTTTGTGGTGTTCCCTGGTCAAGAGCAAAACTTAACTATACTTGAACGCAATGCAGAAAAGATAACTAAATAATTACTATGGAAACTAAAGTAGTTAAAAGTAGAAAGAAGGCAGGAGGGCGCACATCAGGAACGCCCAACAAGACCACCCAACAGGCAAGGGAGGCGATTGCTTTGTTTGTTGATGGTAATGCACACAGATTAGCAGAGTGGCTAGATAAGGTCGCAGATGGCATTCCTGACCAAGATATAAAACCCAACCCTGCAAAGGCATTTGAGTTATTCCAAAGCGTAGTGGAATACCATGTGCCTAAACTTGCTAGGACAGAGATAACGGGCGCGGATGAAGGCCCAATCGAAATGGTGGTCAAGTGGGAAGGCGTGAAGTAATCATTCCCTACTCTCCGAGAGAGGCGTTCATGCCCTTTCACCAAAGGACGGAGAGATGGTCATGTCTGGTGGCTCACCGAAGGGCGGGTAAGACAGTAGCAGCTATCAATGACCTGATACGCAGAGCATTGACCGAGGGTGGGGTGAGAGCACAGTACGCCTATATAGCCCCGTTCAGAAGTCAAGCCAAGTCTGTGGCGTGGGATTACCTAAAGTTCTATGCCCAACCCGTAAGTAAAAGCACCAATGAAAGCGATCTGACAGTCGAACTGGTCAACGGGGCAAAAATACGCTTATTTGGCTCAGACAACGCAGATGCCATGCGCGGACTAGGATTCAATGGGGTATACCTAGACGAGTATGGAGACTTTAAGCCTAGCGTGTGGGGTAATGTAATACGCCCAACGCTGTCAGACAGGCTCGGATGGGCTGTGTTTGGAGGAACGCCCAAGGGAAAGAATCAGTTTCACGACATTTACAGGGTTAGCCAAGCAACGCCAGATTGGTTCTTGCTACGCCTACCAGCCACAGTCTCTAAGATATTGGCAGACTCAGAACTGAGGGCAGCGCGTGAGCAATTAAGCCAAGACCAGTATGACCAAGAATATGAGTGCTCATTCGAGGCAGCTATCCTTGGGGCGTTCTACGGACAAGAGATGCGCCAAGTCGATACCGAGGGCAGAGTGAGAGAACTCAAGTTTGACCCAGATGCACCAGTATTTACAGCGTGGGACTTAGGCTATCGGGATGACACAGCGATCTGGTGGTATCAGGTAGTCAGGGGTGAGATTCATGTAATGGACTACTACGCAGTCTCAGGCGCATCCATCGAGGAAATAGCCAATGTTGTGAATAGCAAGGGCTATCGGTACACCAAGCACTATCTACCCCATGACGCTAGAGCCAAGACCCTTGCATCGGGTGGTAAGTCAATCCTTGAACAACTTGCTAGTCACCTTGGGGGGATAGGCAAACTAGCCATAGTGCCTGAGATCGGGGTGCAAGACGGGATACAGGCGGTGAGGATGATTCTGCCCAAGTGCTACTTTGACCCGATCTGTGATGAGGGGTTAGAGGCACTCAGACAGTACCAAAGAGAATATGATGAGGACAAGAAAACTTTTCGTCAAACTCCAAGGCATGATTGGTGTTCACACCCCGCAGATGCGTTTAGAATGCTTGCAGTCGCGTATCGTCAAGACAAGTCAAACGAACCCCAACCCAAAGGGAAGACTTTACAGACGATTACGCTAGACGAATTGTGGGATTTTGAAACTACACATAAAGAGGAACGCATATGAGCCAACCAGTAGCAGAAGTAGGTGGATACAAGAACATCACGGAAACAGGGGCGGTCTCGACAGGGGCTTGTCAACTGATCGGGTTCTATGTAAACAGCACAAACGCAGGCACATTGGTCTTGAGGGACGGAGGCTCTGGCGGTACTGTTATGTCAGGCACGATCACACCAGTAATCGGGTTTCATAGATTCCCCGCTAATGTTGGAACAAGCCTCTATGCGACTATCGCTGGAACTGCATTGAATGTGACATTCTTCTTCGCGGCTTAATATGTACGAGAACGCCTACGATGATGGGGCTTATGAGGAAGATCAAGGCCCGTTCTGGCACGACCAACTAGACAAAGCCACCAAAGTCTTTGACAAGTGGGAAAAGCGCGGTAAGAAGGTAGTAAGACGCTACCGAGACGAGCGCGATGCCATTGAGATGCCAAGGATGAAGTTCAACATCCTATGGTCAAACATCTCTGTGCTGTTCCCTGCACTCTACGGACGCATGGCAAAGCCAGAGGTCTCCCGTAGATATAGCGATCAAGACCCCGTAGGTCGATTAGCCTCTACGATGCTAGAGCGCGTAATCGAGTATGAGGTAACCCAGTTTGGTGACTTTGACTCTGCTATGCAAGGCGTGGTGCAAGACCGCCTATTGCCTGGTCGCGGTACAGCGTGGGTGCGTTACGAGCCAATCATTGTTAACGAGCAACCCGAACTAACGGGAATGCCAGAACTTAACCCAGACGAAGGCGTAGAGATCACCAACACAGAGGAAATTGAGCGCGTTGACTCAGCGCACAGCCCTGTGGATTATGTCTATTGGACAGACTTTCTCCATTCACCAGCCCGAACATGGGATGAGGTGTGGTGGGTAAGCCGTTGGGTCTACATGACACCCGAAGAGGGCATCGAGCGTTTTGGTGATGTGTTCAAGAATGTGCCATTACAAGACCAAAATGACGATATAGATTCCAAAAACCCAATGACCGCGAAAGCGACCTACGGGAAGAAGGCTAAAGTCGCTGAGATATGGAACAAACGCACAAAGAAGGTTTGTTGGGTTGCCAAGGGTTACCCCCAAGCACTTGATGAGCGTGATGACCCTCTCGAATTAGAGGAGTTTTTCCCTTGTCCAAAGCCTTTATTGGCCACAACAACCAATGGGTCAATGATTCCAGTACCAGACTACTGCGAATATGAAGACCAAGCCCAAGAACTAGACAACCTAACACAGCGCATTTACCTATTGGTGAAGGCTTGCAAGGCGGTCGGTGTGTTTAACGCTGAGTTCAAGGAACTTGGGCGGTTATTTACAGAGGGCGTGGACAACAAACTGTTCCCTGTGACCGCATGGGCAGCCATGAGCGAAAAGGGTGGGCTAAAAGGCGCGATAGACATGATGGACACAAGTGCCATCATCAAGACCTTACAGCAGCTTTATCAATCCCGTGAGGTTGTCAAGCAATCCATCTACGAAATCTCTGGAATATCAGACATTCTCAGGGGTTCTACTAACGCAAACGAAACCCTTGGTGCTCAACAACTAAAAGCCAACTTTGGTAGCCTGAGACTGAGGGCTACTCAGGGCGATGTGGCTAGATTTGCTACTGATCTGTTCCGCATCAAGGCGCAGATCGTCTGTAAGTTCTACCCACCAGAGTTAATTGTTGAGATGTCTGGGGTGATGAACACTCCAGAGGGTCAGAATCCGCAATTGTTGCAAGCTGCGGTGCAAATGCTCTCAAACAGCACAATTCGAGACTTCCACATCCAAGTTGAGGCAGACACACTAGCCCAGATTGACGAACAAGCCGAGAAACAAAGCGCGGTTGAGGCAATTGAGGCTATTACAGGGTTCTTGCAAAACGGCTTACCTATGGTGCAACAAGCCCCAGAGATGTTGCCTTTGTTTGGTGAAATGCTCTTGTTTACAGTACGCAGATTTAGGGCTGGTCGCAGTCTTGAATCGTCTATTGAGCAAGCCATGCAAGCCTTACAACAAAAAGCACAGATGGCGCAACAGCAACCGCCTCAACAAAACCCCGAGATGCTCAAGTTACAGGCTGAACAACAAGCCGAGCAGATGCGTATGCAAGCCCAAGCCCAGACCGACCAGATGAAAATGCAGGCACAGGCTCAACTTGAACAAGCAAAAGCCCAACTTGATATGCAAATGCAAGAGGCAAAAGCCCAAGCAGATATGCAGTTAGAGCAAATGAAAGAACAATTTGCCCTACAACTTGCCAACAACGAGTTACAAGTCAAGGCTCGGGAAATGCAAGGCAAAGAGGAATACGAGCGTTGGAAAGCCGAACTCGATGCTGCGACCAAGATCATGGTGGCAAGGATTGGAAGTAACCCTGGCGTTGACCTACCCGTCATTGAAGCCGCCTCTGCTCAGATCACCAACGAATTGGGTGGGACTATCGTTCAAGCGATGGACAAGATGGCACTCATGCACGACCAAATGGCTAACCTACACGGACAGACCATGCAAAACATTGGCGAGGCGATGCAGAAACTCAACGCGCCCAAGAAGGTTGTGAGGGGTGCTGATGGTCTAGTCATTGGAGTAGAAGTAGCATGAGCCTAGCCCTTGCTGATCGGGTAAGACAAACCTCTACCTCAACAGGAACGGGAACAATCACTCTAGACGGGTCGGTAGAGGGTTATCAGTCATTTGAGGTTATTGGTAACAACAACACGACCTATTACACGATTGCAGGCGGTGCTCAATGGGAGGTGGGGATTGGGACTTATTACGGGGGAACTCTAGCGAGAACTACTGTAATTTCCTCCTCCACAGGCTCAAAACTTGATCTTGCCACAGGAACTAAGGATGTATTTGTAACCTTGCCATCAAGCGTGGCGGTAACAAGTGGCACAGATGTAACCTTAACCAAACTTACTACACCAACAGTCCAAGCCACTAACTCGGGCGGTTTATCCCTTAAAAACTCCGCAGGCACAACCCAGATCAGCATGGGTGGGGGCGGTGGTGACAATATCTCCCTTAATGTATCGACCAACCTAAACGGCACAAATGCTCAGATCGACATAAGCCCTACGGGTACGGGTCATGTCCACATCAAGCCTAGTGGTACGGGCTCAATTGAGGTTGCCCCTACAAGCGTAGGAACAATCGACAACATGACCATTGGTGCAACAACGGCTAGAAACGGCACTTTTTTAAACATGAGCGCAACGACAGGAACAGTATCAACAGCCCCTAGCGGTGGGACTGATATTGTTAACAAGACCTACGCAGACGGACTAGCAGCTAAGTGGGGTGAGTGATGTTTGGCATAGCATCTTTTGCTGAACTGCCTTTTGCTGGTCTAACAGGCGCAGCCCCTCCACCACCGAGCGACATTCTCCTTGGTGGACACTTTGGCTTTGACGAGAAAAAGCGCGATGCTGAGTGGGCAAAAGACCGCAAACTAGAGGCTCAGAGAAAGCAGAAACTCAAAGAGGCTTTGTTTGGTCTACCGCCAGAGGTGAGGGAAGAGATTACATCTGCGCCCGAGCAAACAATAGATATTGCAGTCAGAAAACAAATTGATTATGATTCTTTGATGCAAAAAGTTAAAACCTTAGAAAATAAGGTTAGACTTAAGCGAGATGAAGAAGACATTGCAATGATATTGGAGATGATGTGAGACAAACTTGGGTATTTCCATCTGACGGGTCAGAGCCTTACGAAAAGCACCTCGGCCCACCTAATGAGCGATATTCTGTAATGGGCGATATAGCCCCTTTCATGTCTCCTGACGGGGTGATGATTGAGGGACGCGCCCAATGGCGTGAGCACCTAAAGCGCACAGACTCCATCGAGATGGGGCATTCTGATGTCAAATATGCTCAACAAGAGTGGAACAAAAAGAAGGCAGCTCACAACGAGCGTCTTCGTGGGCAAGTGGCAATGGTGCAAGAGTTTGACCGACCAGGCGCACCGATAGCACCCATGAAAATGTCTAACCTAAATGTAGAGATGGCGAATCGGTTGCATAATCGACCCATGCCAGAGCGCAAAGAAATGATTAAGTTGACTTTAGACCAAATGAAAAGGATGAGATAAATGGAAAACGAAGTTGTCGCACCCGACACGATTGACCCAACTCCCCCAGAAGCAGAAATTAAGACCGAATCGGCCGAAGTAGGTTGAGACCAAGGCAGAGCCTCTCAGTAGAGCAGAGGTAATCCGCGAGGCACTCAAAAAAGACACCAAAGAGCCTAAAGAGGCTAGGGCAGAGAAAGCCCCCAAATTCCCTACACCTGACAGACTGGATAAGCCTGCTGTTCAAGCCCCTGATATGCCAAAGTCTCTCAAGTTAGAGATGAAAGCACATTGGGAGAAAGCCCCTCCTGAGTTACGCCAAGCAATAGCACAGAGAGAGGCAGACTTTGAGCGTGGCATCAACACATACAAGAGTCGGGATGCCGAGGCAAAGGCGATTACAGACCTTTTCCAACCCTATGAGTGGATGCTAAGAAACGAGAACGCAACGCCTGCAACGGCTATTGCGCCACTTCTCCAGACAGCAGCCCTATTGCGTACAGGAACGCCACAACAGAAGTCTCAGGCTGTGGCACAGATGATTCAGCAGTTCCAAATACCGCTAGATCAGGTCGCATCCCACTTTAACGGGCAACCCACAGCCACAAGATAATCACTACAATCAACTCGCGCAACAAGTTCAACAACTGACTCAGCACATCACGCAGAGCCAGTATGAGGCGCAGAAACAGAATGAAAGCCGAGCACTCTCGGTAATCCAGC